TGTAGTACGTGGGGGTCGCTATAAGCGCCCGCTGTAGCTTAAGTCCTACAAAACTTTTAAGTTTATGGGATAAGCGCAGCCTTGCTCACAAAGTGTAAACAAGTCAGTCTTATCTATAAAGGTTTAACATATTATGTTTAACCTTATTATATATAAGTGTCTTTACTAAGATAGATTTCTGATGTGTTGAAGGATTAAGAGAGTCAGACATTCTCATTGAACGTCCTATCTCTTTTCTTTCCTTTAAGACATCATAATCTCCGTCTTCGATCAAACTTCGGATATGTTCATATTCGTAAGACATGTCAACTAATTTAGTTTCCATGATCTTTAGAATAAGTCCATCGCCTTTATTCTGGTTGAATTGGGTATAGTAATCTGTTTCACCTCTAAGTAGATCTTTAAGTTCTACCTTAAGGTGTTCAGTTTCCTTTTTGAAATAATCTAAATATACTTGCTTAACACTAGATAAGTAGTCATTTAAGGCTTCTTGCCTAGTATTACAAGTGTATAGTTTATTTCCTACCCATTCTTTAACATGATGAGGTTGGATTTCAGAAGTGTTTTCTATAACACCTCTCCTTATTAGGTTTAGTGGAAAGTTATAGTATTCCAACAAACGTTGGTAATACCACCATTTACTTCTACTCCTATCAGGATAGAATGTATTAGATAACATTTCGAAGAATTTGTTAGGTAGAATATCATAACCTCTAGCTTTGTTCTCATCTAATAAGTCCACACCAAAACCTATATGGTCTTGGGCGTACTTAAGATGGGCCATTGCTAAAGGGGTGATATTATTACCTTTATGGTAAAGTCTTTTGACGAATTCCATGGTATCTTTTGATACCATAGTTTTCCTCTCAGATATTTCCATACCAAATTCTTTCAATAGGCGTCTGTACTCATTTGCTACATCATTGTCGCAAATAACAATATCATCACCTAGTAATAGATAGTTAGTAAAACCTGTCTGATCAACAGATTTTGCAGCTAAATATACTATGTAATGATGTGTTAGGGCCATTAATGGCCATGAGCAATAGGCTCCCATTGGTTGTCCAACTTCGTACCTTATATCACCGTTTTTAGTCTGGAAAGGTTCGTCTACAAGTAATATCATTACTTTGTCGGCTACTTCCCATGAATTAAAAACATGCGCCAACACAAGATGTTGGAGTTTGATAGGCATCCTATCAGTAGCTGCACTAAGATCAAGACAATGGAAAGTTGATCCCTTCTCTAAATTATATTTATAGAAAGGTTCCACTTTGATTGTCTGATCAAAAGTACAGTCCGATGGAATGTTTTTCAACCTTGATGCAAGGAAGTCATGTAATGGTCTAAGAACTAATTGTGTCCAATAATCAAGGATTGCAATAACCCTTGATTTTCCTTCTTTATCTTCGACAACGGTTATCCTACGAGTTGTAGGATTATCCATTCTCTTTGATTTAAAGGTTGGGTGATTATCAATGAACCCAAACGGGTCATTGAAAATCTCATTGAACCAAGATTTAGTCTGTTCTCCAATGAAGTATGTTATACTATCTATCTGTTTATCAGACAGTAGTAATGCTTCATGGACAATGGACTGTAACCCTGGACCCATTGGACCCACAGTAGTTCTTAGATAAAACTCTCCTTTAAGATTATCAGGAAGTTTTAATAATCTTCTTTCTAATCCTTCTAAGAAAGTTTTACCAAACTCAGAATTAGTTTCACAGTGATATAAAGATAATGAAAACAACTGCATGAAAGATACCAGATTTGCATTATGATCTTCACGATCAATTGCTAAACCTGTGTATTTTCCTGTTATAGTTTCAGTCTCCAAGTCTCCTATACTATCATACAACCTTCCTATATATAGCAAGGATGTTAAGATCCGTATATGGGGTTTGTGAGACTGAAATCTAATAAGTGGTATCCAATCTTGTAAGAAGACTGGGATACCATCAGTTGTAATTTTCATACCTTTAGTTTTATCAAGTAAAGGCTGGCCTGATAAGTACCGATAGACATACATTCTGGCAATCTTATAATATAAGATTGTTTCATGAATGCCTCTAGTGTTCGCCATATTTGTCATATGGTTTATGAACAGGTACCTATTAGGCACATTCCCAAAATCTTTAAGTTGTGAGTAGGATAATAAGCTACAGATATTATATATAGTATGTATGACTAAAGTCATAAATCCTATATAATAATTTCTACGGTTTATTTTGCTATTCATACTTGATTATGGGCACACTCGTGTGGTTTCAGAAACTGACACCTGGAATACTAGCACAGTGGAGCCAACCGTGGTTGACAACATGGTTAGGTATCCCTACGGCGGAGT